GGCCCCTAGGGGTTGTACAGAGAACAAAGTTACAACACGATGCTATCGGACCCTCGCAGAAGCGATATTTGCATCGTGGCCACCGAAGAAAATGCATGTGAACGACATTCTATTCGACAGATACCATCCATAAGAGTCTGTAGAGGCTATCGTAAGGAGAGGCAGCCCTCGATAGTGTATCCAAACGACCCCGCTCCCCAGCGAGTTTAGTTTACAGACAGGTAGGGGTAGGTATACCCGGATCTAAATGTTGGGCCCATGGCTCGATGGTTATTTCTGGGCCAACATCTCGGAACTGGACTTGGGGGTCCCAGGTGGATATAGCCTGTTCGATGGCTATTTGAGTAGATGGATCCACTCCCCAAGTAATTTGGAATTCAAACCTAGCCCTGCTGGTAACGGTCTTGGGAGCTAAGTCAAGAACTTGCGTGGTCTTATAACTACCCACCCGATATTGATAACTAGAGTCGAGGTGGATAAGTTGAGCACGTTGGCCACCAGATAGCTGACGAAGCCTGGTCGCGAACGCCTGGAGGATGGGAATACCAGCGTGTTGGGCATTCTCACAGTCCCCTAAAAGACCAAACATGGGTCTAACCATGTTGGGCATGTTCCAGTGCTTTGTGCCGCAGCACGATTGAGAAAGCACTTTTTTCCAATTACGAGCAAATACGTACTTATCACCATTCCAGGTTATCTTCGACTGACAGAAGATTATATCCCTGAAATCGTAAGCTACGTTCTCAATCTTGAGCTCTTGACCAAATTCGAGAAAGATCGGGGTCAAATGCGCACTAAGGCGCGCGAAATCAGATCTCTCACACATGACTAGCGCGTCGTCGCCATCATCCGCGACCTCGAAGCGCTTAATAGCGAGGACGCGTGCTGCTGCGAAGATCATAGCAACCATCAGAAGGACGTTGCCGGAGGCGGTATTGGGGTCTCCGGACATACGCCCGCCATGCACATTATACTTAAGCCCATTGCTAGTAACGCAGTTGTTGTCCATCTGCCACTTAAGTAGTATATCCAATTCAGGATCCCCCGGGTAGAAAGAGCGATAGAAATCGTGCTCTATTTGTAGGATCTTAGGGGTAACGTGCTTATCCCACCGACTAGCATCTATGGAGAAGCAGACTGGGTCTTCAAACCGGGCCCACTTTTCTAAGATAATATCCGCTCGTTCACTAGGGTTCTTGCATTTCAGAATAACAGGCAAACCATTACGGGTTAACTTGTAGACTTCATGCTCGATACCACGCAGATACCTAGCAAGGTGTAAGTTATACCTCGGGTCACGCGCTTGAATCATACGTGGGTCCGGGTTAACTTTATCGGCGGGATTGAACCGCTCAGCTTTAACAAAGGCTTTGATGCGCGCATCCCTCTTCATAAGTGGTTCCACGAGGAGGGAATCGTAAGCGCGCTTATATATTTTATTTTTTGTGCCCTTGAAAGTTTTAAGCGATTCTTCCAAACTCAATGGGGCCAGTGATCGAACCGGCCACAAAGCCTGGATGGCTTCTCTGATGATTACTATACCAGCTGTTGTTGGGAGCGGAACCTCACCCACAACTCTATTTACACACGCAATTTTATCATTACAAATGCAGCTGGTATGGACTTCACAATGCCAAAGACCGTATATTGGTGGAACAATACGGACAAGGCGACGACGAGATTCACAGCCCTTAGCGTTCGGTGGTCTTAGGGTACCATGCCGGTCAGCGATATGTTCTAACTTCTTCGGAGCCGCGCACACAGCAGGTACCCTCACCGGGCTGTCCTAATACCACCTAGCCTCGCGCGCCCGCTGCCACAAGTCGTAGGCACGCATGCTTGCATACGTACCCACTCCGAGTAGACCAGCGCCTACGAGGACTCCCCCAATGAGATTCGATTTAACAGGGCTAGCAGCATTAGTCAACTTGGTCACAGCATTAGCCACAACCACAGTCGTCAGGCCACCGGCCGCACAGATCGCACCTCCCAAGCCCCACACCCAGCGTAAATCGACACGCGGGTCCGCCATAGCCTCCAAAGCGTTGTTGAGATTCTGTATCTTCTGACCATCCTTGACGTAGGTGGCCAGGAGCTCGTTTTCCGATAAGCCGGGTGGTAACGCGGCATTGACGATTTGGGAGGCCAGTCTCGCTTGGTGAAACTGGTGGCGCCACTCTTCTGGTAGATGATTCTCGTTGGATTTGAGCCAGTTGAGTGCTTGGAGATTCAATGACTGCGGCGTCGCAGGAGTGCGTTTCGCCGAGTAAACTCTCCCGTCTATAAATCCACGCAGCCGGAGCGCCACATCTTGCCAGATCTCCGGATTTGGCTGCTCCTTGGTTTGAACCGCCGCTTGCTCTTTGGTCGGTCCAATACCCTGCTCGACCAATTGTTCTCGTGGTCCAGGGGGGGTCGCATGAATTTGTTCGACGGGGGGGGGGGCAAGACGACATCCCGACATATGACTCGGGGGAACGTGCTTGCACGCGGCACATACTCTGATGGTTTCGGAGTGGCCGATTGAATGCCCATTGCTGTCGTAGATGGTGTGGGCGCTCCCTGATGATATTGACCAGGGTTTTTGTTCGCTTCCTCGCAGGTGACGATGGGTTTTTCGACGTTTCCATTGATTACCATGTCGTTGCCAACTCGAATTGACGAATTCCATGCTGAGGAGGGTAGAGAGTGGG